AAGCTATTGTAGTCTTAGCTACTGCGACCTCATTAGTACCACTATAATCTATTAGTGTTAAGTGTCCGTCATTACCAAATCTAATACCCATTGCGTCTCCATTAGAAACAACGTATTTAGACCCACTATTAGTAGTTAATAAAGTACTATTTGAGCCATCTACAAAGCCACTTGCATAAGTGAATGATGTACTCCAATTTGAAGCCGTTAGAGTACCTCCATTGTATGCTGTAGCTACTTCCGCTCCGTCCCAAATACCCATAATTAAGTTGGCTCCTCCATTACTTTGAAAGTTCCACTTAAACTCAGAACCTTGTTCTAAAACTTCGCCAAAATAGAAAGGTAACTGTCCGAATACCGTAGAGTCATTAGTAGAGGTTGCTACTGGGTCATTAGCGTTAACTCCATAAGATATGAACCATCCCGAAGAGGTAGCTAGCCCCGTAGAGCCGTTAATCATATTAGACGCGTCGATAGTTATCTCTGTAGCGTCATCTAAGACTAGCACTAAATCAGTGCCTATTACTGAGCCACTTACTACAGGGTTTCCTGAGCTGCTTGAACCGCCTAAAGTAGAAGCATCTACAGTAACTGTTGAACCATCACTCATCGTTAAAACAATATCAGTACCACTAACAACACCACTAGAAACGGTAGTATCTTCGTCGAGAGAAAGACCTGTAACGTCAACTGTTACTATGCTAGCGTCTGCCATTGTAAGCGTTAAATCTGAGCCGCTTAATGAACCACTAGATACAAAATTATTTTCATCAACTCCCAATGTGGTGACGTCGACTGTATAGCTTACTCCATCATTTAATCCTAGAGTTAAATCGTTGCCGCTTAAAGTAAATGAATTTACAAAGGTGTCGGGAGTAATAAATCCAGAGGTATTTGTAAATATTCCATTAAGTTGTACGACTGCTTGATTCAAAACCGAGTTAACAAAATTTCCATCAATACTCGCAGCACTAACGGGTAAACTTTCTACTATGATTTTAGCACCGCCTTTAATTTTTATTTGGATTGTACTCCCATTCGCAATCGCTTCTAATGTATTAACCGCATGAGGTACTAATAAACTATCAACACCTAGGCTTAAATCCCTGAGTAAGATTGTCGAACCCGTTGAATCCAAGCCAAAGTCCATGGCTTGATACTTTAAATAAGGAGATATTAGCTCTAGGTCTTTATCTTCAAATAATCTATTGTGTACCGTTGCTTGATAACGTAAAAGTCCTGTATTGGGGTCTACCGTATCTCCTTGTTGAACTAAAAAAACACCTAAATCCACATCATCTGAAATTCTCACTTTGTGAATCTCAGCAAAAAGTGTAGTACCTGCCCTAACATCTACGGGGTGGTCGAAGTACCATTCTATTACATCACCTGAATATATCTCCTCATTTGCCGTCGAACGTGGTGCGTTTCTAGGTAACACTTGCTTATATACATTACGCCCTGCTATTTCAATCCTATATTCTAGCCTAATACTTGAATCCACATCCTCGGCGGCTACCGTTGTAATTCCTAACCCTGTAATATTAACGCCGAAAAAATTATCACCTTCATATCCTACAGCTACCAATGGATTAGGTTGCCCGCCTAACGGTAAACTAAACATATCAGAATAAACCCTACCACTAGGCGGAATAAATCCTGTACTATCTTGATTTACTGCTAAAGCTTGGTCTTTCAATCCACCCCACATCGGAAAAAAATTAATGTCGCTTGTCAGATTGGTAAAAAATATGTTTTCAGAACCTGAACTCATTTTATGCTGTTCCCCTAAAAATAAACTATTTAACGTAGTTTCAATCGCCCTATCCGCTTCTAATTTGTCGGTTACAGGGTTATATACAAAATGCTTCAATGTATCATAAGAACCTACAACACCGCCCTGACATTCTGCAACTCTATTGGTTAAATCCGCAACGGTCAAACCTAAATCAACCATTTGCGAAGGGTAAAAGCTAACGTGACTACCTTCATTATCGTGTATTTGTACGCGTCCGCTACTTAATTCAGTAATAGTCGTAGTATCTAAATTGAAAAGGTAGTCTTGATTTAAGTTTTCATCATAAATTACAAGTGTGCAATTTGTAAAAACAGCGGAAAAACTACTAAGGTCTAATGGTAAATATGCCATATATATATATATTTTAAAAAGGGGGGTGAATTTACACCCACCCCCCCGTTATAATCAAGGAAACTATTAAAAAACTTGTTAAATACTATCCTAAAATAGAACAATCAACATCTCCACAGTCAATATTCCACAAAGTAGTATAATTAAAAGTAGATGCAAAAGCTGTTTGTGGTAAGTGGCAAAGGTCAAAATCTTTTCTCCACTTATAAACTACTTTATTATCACATTCTCTGTACTCAATTTGCATATCTACAACAAACGGAATACCTAACGTTGGCGTTCCTACATCAACTTTTTGACGTGTAATTGTTCCACTAGATTGAACTGGTGCATAAACTGACCGTCCATTTGGGTTAACCGCATAAATTGGGTTTTCAAACTTGAAAAATTCCGCAATAGTAACCGAACCTGGCATAAATGCCACAACTCCACTTGTTAACAACGCGTCAATCCCTTCTAATACTGGCTGAACCGCTCTATCAAAATAAATATTTGCTCCAGTTGATGTAGCTTTGTTCGGGTCGTAACCGTCAACATTTCCACTAAATACACTTGATGCGTACTGATATGCTTGTAATTTCTCAGCACCACTGATAACATAAGGTGTTTCACCGCTAATAGGTGATTGTTTAGAATATTCGTTAATCAAAGAATGCCATCCCATTGGTTGAGGTTTAGCTTGTCCAGATGTAAACAACAATAAGTCTTTTGTCGCTGTTGTACCATCCGCAAAAGCACCTACATTTGTGTGCATTTTTGTAACCAATTTTTTCTGGTATTGTGCTAGTCCTTTTCTTACTGACCGTTTGATTTTTTCTTGTAACTCCCTCATTGGTTCTTCACAAGTTGCATCGTACAAATTAGCGTCAATTGTGAAAGTATCACCAATTGCGTCGTCAATTGTAATCGGCACAGTATTATAATCTAAAGGTGTGTCCGTTTCATCTGTACACGTGAAATCTGGAACTGTCGTTGCATCTCCCACCGTTGTGTCAGGTGTTAAAAATTTCAAATACATATGACGTGCTGCATTACTGCCTGGTTTCGCCATTCCTGGGTCTACTGTCAATGTATCACGCTGCGAGTCTTGAATCGCTCTAACAGCATTAAAAGTAAAATCTCTATTGGAATCTGGGTTTAAATCCGTTTCCATAATCGCAAGTTGCGCTTCTGTTTTTTGACATAGAATGTCACTTGTTACTGGTGTTCCAGTTGCCATAATAATATAATTTTATATGAAAAAAAATGATAACAACCACACCATAATAGCGGTTGCAATAAAAGTCTTATTTATTAGCGTATTGATAGGTCGCAAACCCAATTTGTAGGACGTTTTTTGGTAGGTAACGTAAAAACCTTGTAAAAAGTAACAAATAAGAGGTATCCCCCTTATCTGTTACAAATATACGCTTTTTTTTTGAGAAATCCAAATTTTTAACCAACTATTTTCCGCTTAAATGCTTTGTAAGGAAATTTAAGCCTGTTGAGTCGACTTTCTTACCGTTTGTGGATACAATACTAGTTTGTGCTACGTTTGGCTGTGTGCCGCCATTAGACACCTTTAAAATATTCATTTCCTTAGCTAAATCCTTGATAGCTTCATCAACCGTAGAATAAAACCCGTTACGGTCAAAACTCAAAGCCTTTGTACCGTCTTTTGCTAATATAGTGCCATCTTGATTAACTCTATAATTGTCCAATATACGAGGTGCAATCAACTGAGCATATAACCCCCTTTTTTCGGGTATGTCAAAATTTATTGAATCAGAATAGATGCGAGAGTTTAAAACTTTTTCGGCATGAAATGCGTAGATAGTTTCGTTAGCTTTTTCATTAGCTAGTTTTTCAATCTCAACTTTTTCAAGTTCCAGTTTTTCAATAGCTGTTTTAAAATCTTGTACACCCGTTTGTAGTTCATTAATCTTTGTAATGTATTCTTGGCTAGCCGTATCGGTGTGTTTAATCAATTGCGCATCCTTTCGCTGTGCTAACAATGCAATAGCTTCTTTTGCTGTTAATCCGTCTAGTTCCTCACGTTCAAAACCTCCAGCACGTTTAACGGCATTAATTAGGGGTTTTTCGTAACTCATCCACCTAGTTTTCCCCGTTGCATCCTCATGCTGTTTAATTATGTTGTCCCTATTTTTAGAAACAAATAACTCCTCTTTCGACTTGTTGACCGCTTCTGTAAAATCGCCTAAGTTTTGAAATGGTAATTCGTTAACGTCACCATCTTTTAAGATTGCAATAGCATTGATAATTGCGTTATCGTCAGCACCTAAACCAGCCAACATCTGTTTTAACTTTTCCTCGTTCATTTTATTAATTTACTTGATTATATAAAAAAAATTACTTAGTCTTTTTTGCTCTTGGTTTTCTAGTTGCCTTTTTAACTTCTTTTTTTTCAACAACTTTTTTTTCTGTTAAATCTCTTTCATAAGTTTTTCCCGTTGTTTCGTCCTCAACTTGGATAATACCTAGCCCGTCAGCTATCAATGACTCTTTACTTAATTTTTCAACCTCAATATAACGTCCTCCAATTATATTGCCCTCTTGGTCTACTTTAATTCCATTGTGTTGTATCCATGCCTTTGCTTTTGCTGGATACACAACTCTGATTTTTCTTGTTAAACTGTCAAAAATTTCCATATTATATTTTTACTTAATTATTTAATCTTCTTTTGGTAAAGGAATATATATAACTTGATGTCTACAAGAATATCCGCCCCTATATTGTGCAAATGTTTCGGGCGTTGTGTTTTTATTCCAACCGCTATTTTTTCCCTTGTCTAACCTTCTAATTATTTTCGGTATGTCTTCCACCCTGTACATTCCCTTTTTAACCTCTAAATCCTCAAATAAAGACGTTTTCCCCGTTAAGTGTTCACAGTTTCCACGTGAAGTAGAAATAAGGCTTCCAGCATATATGAATCCGTCTAATTGGTACGCGTCCCTTACTATGTCGTTTGTCGCTCCATCATGCTGGTTAATAGAATCCATTGCAACTTGTTTCACATAGCGTAAAAATCTACCATCCCTTTTTTCCGTTCCTTTTACAAATACGCTTAATTCTTTTTCAATATCCTTAACCTTTGATTTCAAAGCAACACCCTTGAATAATATATCTCTAATCGGTGTTATATAGTTCGCTTTTAATGCTTGTTCGCCCAATAAGTTATCAATAATATTTTCTATTGAAATTCGTCTATAAACACTTATTTCATTCCTTATCTTTTTCGTGAACTCAGCACCAGTTATACCCTTGTATATTTCGTTATTTAGTTTATCAATCTTTTCAAAGTTAGGTAAAAATTCATCAATCTTTTTTTGTAAAGTTGATTTCCTAATCACACCAAGAACCTTTTTTGTAATGCTGTTTAAAAATTTATTATTTATCGTTTCCTTTTGTAACCTTCCTTCTTTCTGTGATAACTTTCTTAATATATCAAGTATTTTGTTAAAAATAGCTTTCTCGCTTGATTTAATGCCGTCTAAAAGCCTTTTTTCAGCCTTATCTATAATCCTATCCTTTTTGTTAATATCGTCTTTTAATGCCATATTATTCAATAGTTCCTACTATTTGTTTTTTTGGTTTACAATCATCAACTAACATCATCACTATTAGAGCCATCAAACAACACTACATTTTCAATCAAATAAGGTTGAATAAAACTATCGACATAGTTATATATTTGTTCTTTGCTTAAATCTAAAACATCAATAGCAGACTCTTTCAGTATATTGTTGAAAGCTATACTACTATAATCTCTTTTTATTATGTCGTTTCTGTTGTAGATTCCCAATGCCATCCGTTCTGTTATTTCCTCCTGTGACAAAATCCACAAAGGGGAATAAGCTAGTTTTAAATTTTCTATTTTTATTTTCCTTGTATTGCCTTTGTACTTGCTTTCAATCACCTCAGTCATTGCGTTGTATTTGTCAGCTGAGAAAGTAGTATTTACTTTCTCAAGTTTGTCCTCTATTGTTTCAAGTTCATAGCTTTTTGGCAATGTAATATGAGGGACTTGTCTTAATCCTCGATTGCTTTGCAAAAGGCATTCAGTGAAAAACAATTGGCTTTGCATAACTTGACCAAGAAAACCTTTTGTGATATTTTCCATAAAAAAGGCGGTTGGTCGCATTCTCATTTTCATAGCTTCACCGCTTTCACTTGTATTGATTAACAAATCAACACCAAGCGCATTTGCACCCATTTTAAGGAATGAAAAAGTATCTTCCTTGTTTAGTTTCAATAAGTTGGAATCAGCCGCTAAGTACTCTATTAGGGGGCGGTTATTCGTTCCCTCAATGCCTTTATTTTCAGCGTAGACCGTTCCAGCTGGTGAGTCATTGGAACGCCCTGAGCCGTTGCAACTATTACACGTTGAATATGTCAACTGTTTAACACCGTCAATCATTTCCTCTTTTGCAATCTGTCCTTTTGCTTTACAAGTTTTACAACCTATATCACCATTCACAATTTTTACGGGATGCGAAAACCTAGTATTTACTACTTGATTATCCGAAAACCTTACCGCAAATTCATCAAAATATTCACACGCACCACGTATAAAACTTTCATTGTATTGTTCATCACCGTCAGGCGTAGAAGTTAGTTCGCCAGCCATAAAAACAACAGGCAAAACATTGGTGTTTATCCCGTCTTTTGTTGTACCCGTATCGTGAAAATACCAAACTTCCAACTCATAAACTCGCTGTTTATCAACAAAAGTATTGGTAGGGACATAAGTATAATAGTATTGTTCATCAACTAAAAAATACCAATCTAAATCACCGCCTTTTTTCATAGTCATAGAACCACCAATCCACGCAAAAACATTGTATTCTGCTGTTGGAATATGCTTAAAACTTTCAAAAGGTACAACAATTGGCTTAATACCAACAACTCTATTTGCACTCAACTGAGAAGGCGGCAAACTTGCATCCTCTGAGTTAAAAGGGAAAGACAAGACGGCATCGTTTGCGCGTTCCATCCCTCTTTTAATAATGTATCTATAATAATAATCAAAAACGTCAACTTGCGCACCCATTAAGGTAAACGGTTTGTTGTCGTTCCAATCTTTCAATACTTTAGATGAGTCCTGTATATGGATACTAGACTCTTCTAAACTTTTTCCAATATAACTAAACAACTTTGTCAAAATATCATTAGAAAACCGCCTAACATTTTGTTGGCGATATTCTTTTACATCTTGCGACTCATTCGGTCGTTGTCTGTCAATTAAATCAGAATCTACCCTTCGCGTATGTGTGATTATTTGCTCATACGAGATTGAGGCGTACTCAGTAGAACCAAGTACGCCATCAAAAAAGGTAGGATTATTATTTATAAATTCAATTACTCCCATTTAATAACTTATATTTTAACATCCAACACTAACACCAGGCAATAAAACCCCTTGTCTAACACCTTCTTCAGTAATTGCAAAAGTCATAGTCCATTCTGCCGAACCAGTTGCGTCAACTGTGTGTGGTGTTTGAGTAACTGAAAAACTCATACCTGGACTTTCTCCAATTCCCGTCGCTGCCGTTAGGTCATAACTTGAAGCCTTAATCGCTGTTGTTACTGCGTTATTGAAATACCAAAAACCGCTCGCATCCTTCCAAGCTAATCTCATTCCTGAACTATTTTTATTTAACGTGTCGAAGTACGTAAAGTCACTACCATCGTCAGCCGTAAAAATAGTTTTAAATTCAATAGTCGTTTCACTACCGACTACTTTTTTCTTTTTGTAACTTACTGTGTGTACTGACTCAGTTGGTGCACCTACAACCAAATTTCCAATCGGTGACAAAGAAATGTCCCCAGCTGTGATTTTTGTTTGCCATTCGGCATTATCTGAAATGTCTGTAAATTCCGCATCACATTTAAACAGAATAAACTGCTGAATCGTGCTTTCTCTTGTTTCCTCCGCGCATGAATCATAAGAAACTGGTGGAGTGGATGCACCTGTTGAGCAGCACCCTGTTGAACATAAACTCATAATCTTTAAAATTTAATTTTATATAAAATTAGTTTCCTTTTTTATTTCTTTCTTGACTTTTTCCCCTCACAGTTCCAAAGTTTTCTGGCAAAGTCATTAGCACCCGCACCACGTTTAGAACTCTTTATTCCACTTGAACGAGCGCAATAATTATCACCCCTTTTTGTTCCTGGCGCTGCTTTATATCCTTTTGCTCCAAATTGTACTGTACCACTTTTCCCGTCCGTTGGGGTCGCTTTATACTTCTTTCCTTTTGCTGTACCTTTTGAAATCTTGTAACTCCTGCCCTTTACTTTTACAGTTTTTCCAATTTTAATTCTACTGGCCATATTTTCTCGTTTTACTCTTCTTTGTTTTCTTCTTTTTTCTTTTTCCTTTCTTTTTTAAAGGGCTGTATTTCGTTTTCATCTAGGATTTGTTTTAAATGTTGCTTATTAGGTATTCGCCAACCGTCCAAGTTTAAAGATTCTTTGTTGCGTTCGTACCAATCTTTTTTCTTTATGATTGGTGCAATACTTGACCGCCTGTAATTGTATAAAATTATGTCGTTTTCTTGTAACTGCATTATTAATATTATTTTCCTACAATATAACCTTTTTTTCCCACAATACCAAACTTTAGGCTATTTTTTTTACTTTAATTTCCCACTTTTATCCAAAATATAGTCATTTCCCGTTCTAATATAGTAATATATAGGTATTAAGACGGTAGAAACGCAAACCATGAACAAAATAGTATTGAAAACGTTTTTTAATTGCATCCGAATTTTTTCTCGCATTCTGTATATATGTTAAAATTATAAATAAACATCGGTAACGCTCCCACGTTAATCTCAGGCGTAAAACCATCCATCAAAAATTCAATATCATTAAAAAACAAGTTTTCACCCGCAAAAACATTTCTTATATATTTGTGCAAGTAAAAAGGTATTTTCTCAAGCAAACTGATGTTTTTTTGGTCACGTATTGTTGTAGTTGTTCTTATTGTTCCAGATGTTTCAACCTCAACCGCACCCTCTTCGTTTTGCATCACCGCCCAAATACCAATTTTATTGGAATACGCAAAGTTTGAACTACCCACAAAGCTATCAGCTAACCCATAATAATTCCCACAACAATCTAAATAACTATATTTACTTTCAATGTACAATAAATCCTCGCAATCATCCAATTTTTTAAAAGTTTCCGTACAGTAAACATCCGTTTCCGCTGCTACATCATCATACACTTTAAATTTGATTGAAAAACAAGTACCCGCTAAATTCTCGCATTTATCAAAGTCTATTTGTATAGTTTGATAACTACCAACCCCCTCAGTATAGCCTACAATATAGTCGTTTGAGAAAGCAGTATAATCACTTGATACAACAATGCCGTCCACGTCCAATAATTCAGCTTTTACAAACAAGCCCCAGCCGCTTGCTGGGTTGGTTGGGTCAGGATTAAATTCATCAACTAACCTTAGTTGTATATCAAACACGCCCCCCGTTTCGTACTTCAAACAGAAAGGCGTTGCACCCTCTTCTAAGCTACAATTGAAAAGCTGTGCGCAATCTTTAGCGATAAGTTCACATGATGCCCTACAATCAATTATATCGGGCATACAAACGGTTTTACCGTAACTTTTCAAGTCTATATTGTTGCCTTCGCTTTCTATGTTTAAATAATTTGCCA